GCAGCAGCAGATTTACAGATGGGTTGGAAGGGAGATATCCACCGATACAATAAGCGGTCGAGATCAGGATTCAAAAATTATTCTCAGAGATTTTGGTGCAGGTCGCGGAGACTTCATGCCTGTATTCTTTCAGTCTGTCGGAAAGAGAAGAGGAGAATATATCGGCATCGAAACAAATCCAAATCTGTGTTCTGTTGCTCAGCACAAGTATGATGGGATAACCATACTCAACGAGAGTTATTTTGAAAATGAGATGGTATCTGATTATACAGTTGTGATCGGAACACTCAACGAAAGTATGACATCAGTTGATGATCCGGCGATATATGCAAAGAAATGGGACTTGTTCAACCGAACCTTGACACATGCCATGCGCACTACTCGCAAAAAAATAATTTTTGTACTGGCAAGAAATATGGATGGCCATGACGAATTTTTGGATTATCCATTACATGAGTTATTCGTCAATATAGACCCAAACATTCGATTAACATTAGATTATTCAGAATTTCAAGATATTTACAAATTGACTGTCCATATTGGCAGTTTTAACTAAATTTTTTTATTATGAGTATAAATCTCATTCACGCAATGACAAATCGTGAGAAACTGGCAAGGAAGTACGGAAAATATTTTCCGACAATTGACTTCACCTGCAATGGCCAAGTTTCAAAGGAAACACTGAGAGCGAAAGGAGAAAACGTAACAGCGGGTTTATTTCACTTTGGAGGCAACGAATTCCCCGTGACCCTTATGGAACTATCTTCCATCGCAGAAAGTGCCGTACAAGGCAAATGTAGGCTTAATGGGGCTATTCACGAGGATCTTAGTGAGATGGAATTGAACCGGATCGTTGAAACGTGCAATACAGCCCGGCATATATTTTTCCAACGATATAGATTTGCGGTTTAAGCTATAAATTATTGATAATGAACTGGGTGTGAGCAATTAACACACTTTTTTGTATCCAGTCAAGAAAATTTTAACAAAACCTTAACATTTGAAAACTTGCACATGTCAAAAATTTCTTGTAACTTTGCACTTTATTTAAAAATCGCAATCATAATAGTCAATTATTATAATAATTAAAATAAACTGTTAAACAATTGAAAGACAAATCTTTGATTTGGATTTCGTTGACAAACTTGCTTTGTCAACTTTTAAGTCTTTAAAACAGTTAATAATAGTTCTAACGGACTTTTTTAAATTTTTCACACATGATGAAGAAGTTTCCTTACTTGGTTTTGTTTTCTGCTCTTCTTATTTCTTTCACTGGATCATTCTTTTCAATCTATGGTCTTGGAAAGTTATTTGGAGGTCATCAACTTGGTGCAACCATTATTGCCTTTGCTTTTGAGTTTGGTAATATCATTACTGCTACTGCATTAAAACTTTATTGGGATCATCTCAATAAATTGTTGAGATATGCTCTTGTTGCAGTAGTTGTCTCTCTTACTGTCTTAACTTCTACCGGGATTTATGGCTATCTGTCAGATGGATACCAAAAGACTGCTTTACTGGATGAAGTTGTCACTAAACGATCAAACTTGGTTTCCATCAAGAAGCAATCTTTTGAAACAAGAATTCAGGACAATAAGAAAGAAATTGAGAGTATTAATACATCTGTTCAAGAACTCAGCAAAGGTTTCAACCAAAATACTCAGACACAACAAGTAATCAAAGGACAAGTTGTAACGAATGTCATTGTAGGAAACAAAAAAGGTTTGGAATCTCAGATGAATAATTTGAGCCGGAGGAAGTATGCATTGGATTCGTTAAATACCATGTACTTGGATTCAGTTCAAAATCTTGAAATTCAGATTATAGAATTGCAATCAAACAATGAAGCAGCATCTGAATTAGGCCCATTGAAGTTTTTATCTGATTTGTCAGGTACTCCAATGAATCAAATTGTCAATTGGTTGATACTGGTTATTGTTGTCATATTTCAACCTTTGGCTATCATGCTATTGGTAACATCAATGTTTGCTTTTGAAAACAACGAAAAGATTCTCAATGTTCCTGTTGTAGTTAAAACAAGAAAGCCACGGAAAAAGAAAGTTGTTGCTCCGGAAGAAAATTTGAATGAAAAAGTTGAACCAGTCGTTGAAAATACAAATACTTCTACTGTTTCAGATTCACCCGTGAAGAGGAAGTTTAAGAATGTGAAAGATAAGATTCTTTCTTTCAACATGACAAACCTTTTAAAGGAACTTCAAGATGAAACTCAAAAAGTTGAAGTTGAAACTTCAACCGTCATCGCAGAAGAATCTGCTCTTCCGAATGATGTTCCCGTCAGGCAAAAGAGAAAATATACAAAACGGAAACCAAAGGTGGTAGAAATTGCAATTGAATCAAATGAAACTCCCATGGATGATACTGTGGTTGAAACTTCTGAAACAATTGAACCTCCGGTAAATCAAATTGCAGAAACGCAATCCATTGAAACAGTTGAAGTAACTAATCCAGTTAATGAAGAAACTGTTTCTCAGCCGGACAAAAAATCAAGAAGTGGTAGAAAGAGAAAAATAGTTGATACCGATCTCAATCGAGACATTGCGGATCACATATTCAACAGCCTTCAAAAAACTAAAAAAAAAGTTTAGAACCTTCTCAGATCAGATTGATGAGTCAGTCTCAAATTGATGAATGGGAAAAAAATAATCCATCATAACATACAACTAACCAAAATACAATCGTATCTTTGCAGCACAATTTTGGAACATGAATGAAAGACAAAAGTTTGATTTATATCAAGACGAGTATAGGCCGTCTACTGGTGATCCAACAGGAGAACTTGAACCTATGGATAGGAATACAAAACTTATTTATATAGACCTGTCCACACCGTTACATCAGATGGTTTCTCCGGTCAGAGAATTACTTTCCGATAAGCCTATTGGATACGAATTTGAAATAGCGTTTTACATTGGATTTCAAGTAAATCCGGATGTTCCGCTGTTTCTGAATTACTTGTACTCAGTCATTGAAAAGCAATATTCAGTCCGGTACTATATTCGTGGTATCATGCATCCTAATATGATGGGATTGCTTCTTTCTGAAAATGCTTTTGTGGAAAAATCCTCAAAACTGCTTTTGAAGCAGAATTCATATTTTGATGTGATGACTTCACTTCTATCGAGTCCTGCTATATTCCGTTCGTTTATTCAGCGGTTTATCGACTCATACAATCAGTATCCATCCGAAGCATATTTGGATGTTACTGAACTTCAATCAATTGGTTTCACCTTTAAAACATTCTAATATGTTTGCTCTCAGCGCAGAAAAAAATGTCGCAAATTACGAAAGTTTCAAGAAATTGGTATCTTCCGATTTATTTGCCAGTCGTCAGCCACAATTGAAAAAGATGTATGACGAGATGGAACTGGAAGACCGAATTCTTATGGCTCCTGCTTCCGGAACCGAGCATTACCACAACGCCATTGCCGGAGGCTATGTTGATCACGTTCTAAGAGTATGTAAATTTGCCAAAGACGTTTACAAACTATGGAAAGATGACGGGTTGGATGTCAGCAACTTTACATTGGAAGAACTTATGTTCGCTGCACTTCATCACGATCTTGGAAAGTTGGGTTTCCCGGGCGACAATAACGAGTATTACACGCCGAATCCATCCAACTGGCATGTAACAAATCGCGGTGAAATTTACACGGCAATCAAGGCCATCCCGCACATGAAGTCTTCCGATAGAACCCTGTATCTCCTCAATCACTACGGTATCCAGTATAGCATCACCGAGATGCTTGGCATCAAACTTGCAGATGGGCTTTATGACGAAGACAACAAGTATTACTTTGTCACCTACGAGCCTCACAACAAATTGAGATCCAACTTGCCATACATACTCCATCAGGCAGATATGATGGCTGCTCGGTTTGAGTACGAACGATGGGCGGCTACTTCTCAAAAAGTAAACAAGGCGCTCCGTGTTCAGACTCCGGTTGTGAAACCTGCTGCTATAAGTGAATTTGATCAAATGTTTAAGTGATATGGTTACATTGTGGTGTCTTATACTAAGCGTTTTACTCGCAATCTGTATTGTAATAATTTACAATTTATACAGGCAGAATGATCAGTTGGAACGCGAGGTTCTGAAAATAAACGAAACAGAAAAGCGACTTTACACCGAGGCTATAAATTATCACCAAGCCTTTTTGTTTATGTTCGCGGATGCGTATGCAGAGTTACAGCGTGTTGACAAGAAGGGATCGTTCAGTAGTGATGATGAGGTAGGATTCAGTTTTAAAGTGATTGTGACTGCGATTAAGAATGTTAAAGAAAAAATTGAAAGTTTGAAAGATGAGTTTGAAAAAGGATAAAAATTATTTCGGGAAGGAAGTAGAAGATGCGATTGTTCTATACTCTCAGGTTGACAACCAGTTTGTAAAGGATCGTCTTTTCAATCTGATTATATATCCGGCACTCAATAAACTTGCTGAGAATGTCATCCACGACAGGAAGTTTTATAATACCGGAAACGATTCTTACATTGACATCAAGCATGATTTGGTTGTTTACCTGCACGACAGACTTCACAAATTTGATCCGTCTACTGAAAAGAAAGCATTCTCGTATTTTAACCGAATATCTATTAACTGGGTATTTGGTAAAATGCGAGAGGTCGGCAATGAAACATACGGCAAGGTTGAAATAGAAGAGATAGATGAGGAACGTGATTTGGATATGGAAGTGTATCACGATGAATACACCGACGAGTTACGAGATTTTTGTCAGAAATGGGCTAAGTGGGGCAACAATTATTTGAATTACTTCTACTTCATCCGGGAAGATAAGATAGTTCCATTTTCTGAAACTGACAAAAAAATAGCCAACGCCATTTTCAATCTCTTTGAGAATAGTCATTCGATTGATATATACCACAAGAAATCTTTGTATATATTGATCCGAGAACAGGTGGGATGTAAAACTCCGCGAATGACGGATGTTATAAAAGTTTTGAAGCCTCTTTGTTATCAAATGTATCTTGATTACAGAGATACCGGAAGTACTCAGTATTGGCATAGATACCTCTATTATCCCGAAAAATATACGGATGAGGATATTTATGTTTAAAAAGAAGCATGAGAAAAGATATTTTGTTCACACACGATGACGGTCAGGACGTTACGTTTGAAGACCTCTTGAAGCGTGTTTACGATAACTCAGTAGAGAAGCAAACGCATTTGATTGCTACTGCCGATCAAATAAAACCGATGATCCAAAATGTTCAAGATGCTGTTGTTTTGCTTCCACTACTGGTTGATTTGCAAAATGCTTCTATCCGGAATGACGAACAGCTAATAAAAATGGCAGCCATCGTGGAGAGACATCTTGGAAAATCAAGCAAGAGCGCAAAAGTCTTGGATATTGAAAGTTTCGGAATAAGTGTAGATGAAAGAAATAATCTACTCGAACGGGCAAAGCAGATGCGGAAGGAAATCCCCGGAGAATCATCAACGGACTAAAATATGTTTATAGCAGAAGTACTGGAAACGAAAATGGCTTTTAAGCCGGGACAAAAGGACAAAGACGGCAATCCATTGCCACTCGGTTCTATTGAGATCCGGATAGGAAGCCACAGTTCAAATTTAGGTCAGGTTAGAAATGTCTATGCTCGGCCTATGATTTGGCAGCGTCGTGTTCCTCTGATTGGTGAACAAGTGTTCGTAGTATCAGGCCCGGCAAATGATTGGAGTGATGCGGGTATCAAGGGTCAAGGATTTATGTATTTCTCTCCCGTAAACGGTACAGATGATTTAGTAAGTCATCAGTTTCCAAAACTTTGGGAGAGAAATACATCTGCACCTCCACAGGGAGGAGCCGGACAGCGAAAGTCAGATAAGAAAGAAACTGGATATACCTTTCCAAAATCTCCTAAACGTGTTGAAAATTTACAGCCATTTGAAGGCGATGATTTAATTGAGGGACGGTTTGGTGCTACCATCCGACTTGGTAGTACAGTAAAGGGAGATATGAGCGTGTACGCCGAAAAACCGACATGGGAAGGTACTGGGAACGGAGATCCGATTCTGATATTTAAAGTTAAGAAACCAACCGGAGGATCATCTCCGAAATACGCAGTTGAAGATTTGAAAGATGATGATGCTTCCATATATTTGACTTCAAATCAGAAATTGAAAAATTTCAAAGCGGGATTTGACAAAAATCAAGAAGCGAAAAAGTTAGGTCAATTCAGTGGAAAATCTCAGGTTGCCATAGATGGTGGTCGAGTTGTATTAAACGCCAAAGATGATATGCTCCTGCTGATAGGTAAAGAAAAATCTATACTTACAGGAAAGAAGGTCATATTTCAATCGGACAAGTATAAAGTTGACTTGGATGAACTTATGGACTTCTTAAAGAAATGGCTCGGGGAAGATACAAAACTTGCACAAGGTTCAAGTATGTATGCCACGCCAGCTGGCCCCACAGGCCCGGCAACATCGATGGCGCAATTTTTACAATTGCAATCTTCCGATTTTACGAAATTTAAACA